GAGGATGACCAGTACAACGTGAACGTCGTCGGCGGGAACAGCAACCTGTCCGACGTAGTAATAAAGAACCAGGTCGGCGTCAACACGGCGAACTCCGCCGGTCTCCAGGATCCTGTGGTTCTGGAAGCTGCGGCCTATGCCCCGGGCGAGATCGCCCTCGATGTCGATGCAGCCACGACCGGAATCAGCTTCCCGTTCGGCACTCGGGCGTACCCAGTCAACAACCTGGCGGACGCGCTCACCATCGCCGAGGAGCGCGGGCTCCGGAGGATTCGCCTGCTCGCTCCTTCGACCACGTTCAGCGCCGGCGACGCCAGCGACGGATTCACGTTCATCGGCGACTCCGAGAACTTCGAGGTGGACATCGACGCGGCGGCCGACGTCACGAACAGCCAGTTCTTCAACCTGACCGTCTCGGGCACACTCGACGGCAACAACACGGTGCGAGAGTGCGTGGTTGGCGACCTGACCTTCCGGAACGGGTTCATCTTCCAGTGCGGGCTCTCTGGGACGGTCACGCTCGCCGGCACGGAGGCCGCCGTCTTCCTCCAGTGCTTCAGTCTGGTGGCCGGCGGTGGCCCCTCGCAGTACCCTCTGATCGACCTCGGCGGGACTCTCGTCTCTACGCTGGCGGTTCGTGACTACCAGGGCGGCCTGGGCCTGAAGAACCTCACCTCGACAACGGCACCCATCAGCATCGACATGAGCAGCGGCCGGCTGGTCATCGAGGACACGGTCGAGGACGGCACGATCTACGTCCGGGGGATCGGCGACGTCGTCGACAACAGCAACGGCGCGACCGTCGTCGACCAGACGATGAGCACGAAGGTGACCGACCTGCACCAGTTCCGGGGCCTGGATGCGGACAACCCGCTGGAGATCGAGGATGACGAACAGCGCGTGGCCGGCAAAACTCTCACCGTGTCCGACGACGGCACGACAACGACGGTGGACAGGCAATGAGCGCGGAACGCAGACTGGCGATCGCCACGATTGGCTTCCGGGGTGGCATCGGAGGTGGCACTGGCGGTATCATCTACGCGGGGGGACTCGACGTGGAGGTGGCTGGCGAGCTGAGCGCTTCGGTCGAGGGTGAGCTGGACGTCCAGTACGTGGGCATGGTGGCCGTGCCGGTTGATCCGGCGAACCTGACGGTGACGGTCGAGGAAGAGCATTCGGTGACGGTCGATGGCGACATCGACGTCGGAACGTGTGAATAGGAGACGACATGGCACTCGAAACCCCCGTCGTGGACCTCGAATACCGGCGCGGTGATTCGCGCGCGATCGTGTTCGTGCTCACCGACAGTTCCAGCGGCGCCGCGCTCGATCTGACCGGCTACACGAGCCCAGTGCTCGCCGTCAACAGCGAGCCGACGCCCGGTGACGACACCAACGAGCTGTTCAAGGTCACGGGCACCATCGTCGACGCGGCGGCCGGCAAGGTCTCGTTCGCGCCGACCACGACCGACAGTGACCAGACCCCGAGCACGTACTTCTACGATGCTCAGATCATCGACGCTGCTGGTGGCAAGCTCACGTTCGTGCGTGGGAAGTTCGCCATCAAGCAGGACATCGCAAAGGACTAGGATCATGGCGTTCACTCCCGAAACTGGCACTGGCCTGCCCGACTCGAACGCCTACATGACGGTCGAGGAGTTCAAGGACCATCACACCGATCGCGGCGTGGCTGCGGCGACCGATGGCACGTTCACCGACGCCGAGATCCAGGGCTTCATCGTCCAGGCCACCGACTACCTCGACAAGCGCTTCGGACTGAAGTTCCGAGGCTGGAAGTCGAAGGACTCCCAGGCGCTGCAGTGGCCGCGCACGGATGCCTACGACAACGGCGACTACCTGATCACCGGCGTGCCCAGGCAGCTGAAGAAGGCCTGCGCCGAGTACGCGCTGATCGCCGGCCAGCTGGGCCGCAACCTGGCGCCGCTGCCCGGCACCGGCTTCTCGACCATCGACCCCGCCACCGGCACCGAGACGGGCAACAAGAGCAGCATCAAGCGGGAGAAGGAAGCCGTGGGCCCGATCGAGACCGAGGTCGAGTACGGCCAGAGCACGGACATGCCGCGCCCGATGCAGTCGAGCGGCAACATCGTCCAGCGGATCCCCGACTACCCACAGGCGGACCTGTGGGTCGAGGAAATCATCACCGCCATCAGCTCGCGGGAGGTGTACCGTGGCTGATTTCGTCGCGCTCGCAGCCACCGCCGCCCGCCTGATTGCCGAGAACGGTCGGACGATCACGCTTCAGCAGCTGGGCAACACGCCCACCGACAGCGCGAAGCCGTGGCGCGGCCCTGCGGACCCCGAGAGCCCAGTGAGGGCGTCGGTGACCGGTCCGGCGGTGTTCGCGGCCGACAAGGTGCGCCAGTCGATCGTCTGGAGCCTCGCGCAGAGCTTCAACGATGGCGTCAAGAATCCAGCTCAGGTCTGCCTGTTCGCCGCCGACAACGACGACGGCCTCGACCTGACTCAGTTCGACCAGATCGTCGACGGCTCGACGACCTGGCGTATCATGCGTGCAGAGCTGCTGCAGCCCGCTGACACCAAGATCCTGTACGCTTTCGAGGTGACGCGATGACCGCCACGCTGACACAAGCTCGTGACGAGATCCTGGGCCACTTCAAGGCGGCCTGGGATGCGGACGGCACCGCGTCTCAGTATCCTATCCGCTACTGGGCAGTCTCCGAGGAGAAGCCCACGACAGACGCTTGGGTTCGCATCACGGTCGCGCACGTCGATGGTGGACAGGCCACGCTCTCCGGAGCGACCGGCCAACGCCGCTTCCGCCATTTCGGCGTCGTGACGGTGCAGGTGTTCACCAAGTACGGCGACGGCCTGACGCTGAACGATCAGCTCTGCACCGTGGCCAAGAATGCGTTCGAGGGTGAAGTGACTTCGCCGGGGAGGGTGATCTTCCGGAACGTGCGGTTGAACGAGGTCGGCCAAGACGACCAGTGGTTTCAAACCAACGTGCTCGCAGATTTCGAGTACGACGAGATTCGCTAGGGCAGCAGAAGAAGGAGTCATGACATGGCCAAGCTGACCAAAATCGACAGCAACGTGACCGGACTTCGGTACTGCGAGGAAGACAGCTACAAGACTGTCTCCGGCGACGAAGTGTGGTATCCCCTGGAGCCGAACTCCTACTCGGACTTCGGCGGCCAGGTGACCACCGTCGCGCGCAACCCGATCAACCCGTCGCGGCAGCGCAAGAAGGGTGTGGTGACGGACCTCGACGCCAGCGGCGGCTTCGAGACCGACATCACCCAGATCAACCTCCAGGACATCCTCCAGGGCTTCTTCTTCGCCGATCTGCGGCTGAAGGCGGAGGTCGGGACGATCACCAACGTGGACGGGACCGGCAACGACTACGAAGCGGCTTCCGGCCTGGACGTCTATGCTGCGGGCGACCTGGTCTTCGCGAGTGGCTTCACGAACAGCGAGAACAACGGCCTCAAGACCGTGACCGCCGCCGCTGCGGCCTCGCTGACCGTTTCCGAGACCATCGTCGACGAGACCCCGCCGGCCGCCGCCAAGCTCGTCCTCGTGGGCGTCGTGGGCACCGCCGGCGACATCGACGTGGATGCCTCGGGCTCTCGGCCCAAGCTGACGTCGAGCACCCTCGACTTCACCGACTACCTCACCGTTCCGGGTGAGTGGATCTACATCGGTGGCGACGGTGCCGGCGAGAGCTTCAGCAACGCCGAGAACAACGGTTTCGCGCGCGTCTTCTCCATCTCGGCCAACGAGCTGGTGCTGGACAAGACCGAGGACACGATGGTGACCGAGGCCTCGACCACGGAGACCATCCACCTCTACTTCGGCCGCGTGCTGAAGAACGAGACCGGGACGCTCATCAAGCGCCGGACCTACCAGCTGGAACGGACGCTGGGCGCTCCGGACGACGCCAGTCCGACTGAGGTGCAGGCCGAGTACATCGTGGGCGCCGTGCCGAGCGAGTTCGAGTTCAACATCCCGACCGCCGACAAGGCGATGGCCAACCTGACCTTCGTCGGCGCCGACAACGAGACCATCGACGGTCCGACCAGCCTGAAGGCCGGGACGCGGCCGGACCTGGTGGAGGCCGACGCCTTCAACACCAGCTCCAACGTGCCCCGCATCAAGCTGGCGGTCTACAGCGACGCGGACTCGGCTCCCGACCCTCTGTTCGCGTTCGTGACGGACATCACGCTGTCGATCAACAACAACGTGACGCCCAACAAGGCCATCGGGCAGCTCGGGGCCTTCGAGGTCACCGCCGGCACCTTCGAGGTCTCCGGTGAGCTGACCGCCTACTTCGCCGACACCGCCGGCATCGACGCCGTGCGGGCCAACAGCGACGTCACGCTGGACATGCACCTGGTGAAGGACAACGCGGGCATCTCCCTCGACGTGCCGCTGATCACGCTGGGTGACGGTCGGCCGAACGTGGCTCAGGACGAGCCGATCACGCTTCCGCTGCAGACGGACGCTGCTACGGGCGCCAAGATCGACTCCAGCCTGGACCACACGCTGCTCATGGTGTTCTGGGACTACCTCCCGACCGCCGCCGAGTAGCTTCGACTGGGGCCCCTTCGGGGGCCCCACAGGAGAACCGTCATGGCCAAGAAGTGCAAGACGAAGCGTAAGGGTGGAAAGAA